TTAGGGTCTTACCATTGACTTCAATTAGAGGTTTCGGTAGGTCAAAGCCTTCATTTTTAAATCTGGTACCGAGACCAGCCATTGGAATTAGGATATTAATCTTCATGTGTATAACATTTTTTGTAGTCGATTGGGTTATCTGTGCATACTCCTAGTGCGTATGATGGAATATTTATGATTTCAAACTCAACGGTTATTCCATTTGGTACAAATTGACCAGGTTGAGCCCATGGAATTCCTTCGCTAGTTAGAGTCATGGTGTCCTTATCATGCCAGAACCAATGAAGTTCAGTTTGAAGCAGATAAGTTACGACATCTAGATTTTTTGCGTGAACCCATAAATTAAAGGATCTATCAATCAATTGTTGCATCTGAACTTCTGTTTCAGGGCCATCGTGTCCTAAAAAGAATTTGTCTTCATGAAACCATAGATCTATTTCAACGTCGAAACCTTCTGCGATTGCTTCGTCAATATAGTCTAGAGTATTTTCTCTTTCTGGAAGGCGGCCTCTTAGATTACCACGGTGAGAGATTATGTATAGTTTAGTCATTGAATAAAAATCTAGGTGAGAGATTTGGTAAGTCTCTTGGATCTATTACTTGCGTTTGAGTAACAGTTTCGTCACCAGTTTTGGTCCATGTGGTAACCTTAACTGGTCTAGCTAATTTTAAAGAATCGAATAGCCAATTAGCCTTTGCAACTAGATCAATTTCTTTTTCGTAAATAATTTCATCCGTTGCTGGGTCTTGCACCACACACTTTGTCGAAATTACGCCAGTCTCATTATTGTTCCAATAGAATATCAATAGCAAATTTTCAATTGGGCCAGCCGAGTTCGCTGCTTTGCATAGTTTAGGAACATGCTTCCAAACGTTAGACCACTCACTAGGAGAATTGATTACGTCAAACTGCGTATGATTAAATAGAGTATTAAATTTACCTGGAATGGCAGTGCCGATTACCTGAGTAGATCGATTACGTTCTTCGACTACGGCAGGTATAATGTACTCAATCCATTTTCCATAGTAATTGATACGTTCACATAGCGCCCAGTAGTCATCATCGTTTTTAACAAGATCATAGGAATCAAACAGCTTTGCTGAGTAGCCTATAATATGAACGTCAACCAAGTATTGATGAGGCTGAGCCCATTGACCTTCCTTACGAGTTCCATAGAAGAGATAGTCTTTAAATGAGTCAATGTCTGACTGTAGATTCAAGAACTCAGTCTCGTCAAAAATTGTGTCGTATTCGATTTTGATGATTTTGTCAAAACCTAACATTTGAGCAATTTTAGCTGAGATAATGAAACTATTAAATATACCGGCTACGTGATCTGTTACATTGACTAGCGGAAACCAGTTTTCAAAGGTGCCATGATGAGTCTTGACATAAGTGTAAGGCATCTCATATTTACCGGATTCTAAAATGTGTTTTGGTGGATATCCAACCATGAATCCTTCGCCGTAGTAGTAATAATGATCAACCTTTGAGTCAAGACCCCAAGCACTATTGTACTTGTTTATAAGTAGGATCTTATGTGTTGGATAGAGCTTACGAATTTGCTGAATTAAATTTTCGCAAACATCAGCGCGTTCTTGATTTGATAAGTAGGCGTCAATCGTAAAGATTGTTGACTTCATGCAATATGTTTTTAGAGTCTTATACTATTAAAGTTGGCCTTTGGCTCCCAATTCTGTCTTAAATTCTCCGCCGCCTTCAGCTCCTTCTGCACCTGGAGCAGCGGCTCCGCCGCCTCCACCTGGAGCACCGGCTCCACCGGCTCCACCTTTAGCCTCTTCAGCTTCTCCCATCTGAACTGACTGATAGTCTTTGTTCTTCTGGATATCCTCATCACTCATTTTTAAGTACTCGCGAATCAAGAATTCAGTTGAGAAGTAAGGTTTATTCTCATCATCAACCACTGCTTTAAGTGCATTAACTGTCGCAAGACGTTTGTTGATAAGATCTTGCTCTTTAAGCTCTTCAAATACGTTATCATCGTACCAGTTAAGACCAACTGCATTTGCGAATTTAGGATCGTTCTGCAGCTCTTTCATGTCTAAACACATTTGCAAATAAAGAGGTTTTGTGATCAATTCTTTGAATGCTGAACGTAAACGTTGAATGAATTTATTATATCTGATCTCTTCTCTTGAAATACCTTCAGCGTTTAAAGTAAATGCTCCGCCGCCTTCACCAAATCTGGTTCCAGGAATTTTAGAGTCCATTTTTAACTTCTCGTGGAAGTATTTTAATAGTTCTGAACCTGCTAAGTTTGGTCCAGTGTATTCCAATGGCTCAATCTTAACTTGTTGCTGTTGATCATTTACTGGAACAACATAATTCTTATAGAATAGGATATTTGGCTTACCGTCTACTTTTAATTCGCCAGAGTCTCCATCAAATGAAATATCTTCCTTAAGCGTATTTGTGAATTCTCTAACGTCTTCTTTTGCCTTTTGCATTGACTTGGTTCCAATTGGAACAGTTGTAACAAGGCGAATTGGCGCGTGCATTGTGTGCCAAATAACTTTAGAGTGCTCAATAATTCTCAACATGTTAAACGAACGAACAAGTCTCTCAACGAAACTAACTCGTTTGGTTCTCATGTGATTTGAGTATGAAATATAGATGATTTGGGAATCAGATAAAGTTCTAGTTGATTTAGAAATTGGATCTTTCTGTTGCCACTGTAGAATTAACGAACCGCCGGCATCCTTCTTCATCTCTGGATAGAGAGTAGCTGGATCTAATTCTTTAAAGCCAATAATTTGAGTTGGTCTTAATAAGTCATCGTAAATTATCTCAAATGCCAAGTGGCCTTCAATTAACCATTGGTAGAAGTATTGCCATGCTGAAATTCCCTGATCAAAACCCCATTTACTGTAGATATTTTGAAAAGTATCTTGATATTTGTTAAGAACCTTTTCTTGAAATTCAAGACGTTGCTTTTTGTTTTGACCCATGTACTGAATTTCTCCAACTAGATCGTTTGCATAACAGAAACGATTGTCATTATCAAATACAATACTGTCATCAGTAATGGTCTCTAACACAAATTCAATTTCTCCATTTGAGGCAATATCACGAAGTCTTTCTCGTTTAGACACGTAATCCATTTGAAAGAATGCTATTGCTTTGGTCCTTAGAGCCGATGTTGTATCAGATAAGGCTAGCGTCGCTTTCATTAAATCGTTACCCAGACCTGATCCAGCCTGCTGCATTTGACCTTCAATAAAACCAATTGCTTGTGAGTTTTTAACGAGTAAATCGTCATATTTCTGCCCAAATTTGCTCAATTCAGTGAGTCTAGATCTTAACGATCTTAATGGGTTGCTGTCTAAGAATCCTGCCATTTATATGTTATGTAAATTTTGTTAAAAAGTATGAAATTGGTGTCTTTGAAACAATTGTCTTATCCTGAACGTAATTGGATTCACCAAGTTTTGGAAAGTCCGGCCAGTCAATTATTTTTAAGAACCTCATCTCTTCTCTGTTATATTTATCAACCAGGAACTCAAAATTAAAGCTTGATAACGAATCAGCTAATCTAACGTAACGTCGATCCATTTGCAATAATTTTTTAATTTCTGGAGATCTTAATCTTTCGGTAATTTCGGTCAAGTTTCCCTTGTCATCAGTTAAGTTTTTAATAACTGGCAGCACGGTGTTCTTTAGATATACTCGAATGAAATTTTTTCTAAGTTGATCGGGCATCATTTTTAAATTTAGGCCAATCTCCATTGGGCCTTCTTGTCCAAGTGATAAAAAGATGGGCCGGTTATCAAAATACGGCTTTTTACCCAGAGTTGGATTTGTTTGATATTCGTCTAGGCTTGGTAGGTTATCTGATCCACGCTCTCTTAGTGAAACAAAGGTGTAAATGTGACCTGGAGCAAGGGCCCTAAAATTATAGGGAATTCCTTCTGCGTCAAATCTGTAATTTGGAGCAGGGGACTGGAAATCTTTGACTATGCCAGTTTCTATATAGTCTTCTAGGAGTTTAATTGCCATTATCTTCTTTTATATCGATTTGAACAGAAAGTTTTCGGTTATTATTCCAAATTTGAGACCTCTCTGTGCTGCAAAGTCCTTGGCCGCTTCAAATTTAGCCTGATTCACAATGTATTGCTTTGCTGCGTAAACATAATTCGCAGTTTGCTTATTGGTCATACGGTCAGGCGCGGTGGGTGGCTTAACGTATTTGTTGGGTTTTACCTCAATAAGCCATTTTTGCTCATTTCCGTCATTGTCCTTGGTAACAATATAAAAATCAACATAATAGGTGTGGCCTCTTTTATCTAATGGACTGTAGTACAGGATCCCGACCGGTTCAGATGAATAGGCTATGATCGTTGGGCTGGAGTCGCACCACTTTAGGAATTTGAATTCCCAACTTGATCTAAAAATGATTTGATTTGGATCGCCGATGTACTTATCTGGATTGGCTGGCTTAAAATAACCTTGACGGATTGCACCCGCTCTAGGTTTTAAGAAGGTCTTGATGCTCTTTTGCTCTTTAGGTTTCATAAGGTTATTTATAGGTAGACTAGATCATAGACAGTCTCACTAAAATTACCATTGATCCAAGAGTTAAATTTTTCAAGAGTATAATCCGGTTTCTTTTTTCGGATAAATGAGAATAGATCATTAATATCTTTCACATGTGATAGACTGATGTATTCCGATGCGCTCTCGCACATTGATTTAATTTCGCTTAGTGCTTTATTCCAGAGAAATATTGAGTAGCCTTGCTTAATAAACTGCATCATCTGAGTACGACCGGCCTTGTCCCTATCGAATATGATTCGGACTCCGCTCTTTGCTCCAAGATTTGACATGATGCTTCTGGCTTTACTAACGCCTGATGTTGCAATACAATTTTCCAATAATAGAGAGTCAAATTGACCTTCTGCCATTAGGATCGGCTTTGAGAAGTCAATATTTAAGATATTAAAATAGTTATTTAAGAAGTTTGCATCCTCAACCAATTGCTTTGAGATATTCTTTTGAACAAACACGTTCGCGAGATCAGTATACGATTTAATGATGTACTTACGTTCAGCATTTGGATTGAGACTACGCATTGAGAAACCTAGCACACGACCAGACCGCTTATCAAAATTAAAGATGTAGACTCGACTATCTGACGAGTCAGTATAGAGACAATCACCAAAGTCTTCAATTAGGTTAAGATCTCGGCCCTTAAGATAGTCGAGTGCTCTGGATGGACCTTCTAATTGGTCTAGCCTCTTTAATCCAAACCGGTTTATAATATCAGTAATTTTAACTAGTTCACCAGTATCTGATGTTAAGAATCTAATTAATTGATTGTCGTCACGTTTTACCTTGGTTGGTTTGTACTCAATATCCATCACGAAACTTGGCAACATAATGCCGTGTTCGCGACTCATCTTTGCAACAAATTCGCCAAGAGTCATGTACGCCATACAACCATCGTTAAAACATTTGTATGCGCCAGTGTCTAAGTAAAGATTACCACGTTTCTTTGAAGATTTTTTCTCAGAGTCTCCACAGATTGGGCACGCAAAATTAATTTTACGGTCAGTGTCGTCTTCGATCTTTTGCTTCTCGAGATTATCGTGAAATCTCTTTCTAAGCAGAGTCTCTACGAAATAAATTACTTCTTCACGCTTCATTTACTTCTTTTACAGCTTTCGCTTTTTTAGGTTTAGGTTCAGGTTTTGGAACTTCAATTTCCAGACCCTTTTTCTTGGCAATACGCTCTCGATATTTATGAAGTTCATGCTTGGGCACAATTACCGTATTTAGGCCAAATTTAGAAATTGCTGAGATATAAACAGTGAATATCTCGGCTGGAACCTTTTTATCTGGATCGCTTACATATTCTTGACAGCTTTCCGGGATTTCAGCAAATTCCAAAGTCTCAGAGTTAACTGAATAGAGCGGATAGATTTCTTCTGGCGTAAACTCGGCCTTACGACTTCTTGATTTAATGATCTCGACTTTGCGAGTAAGGCTTGGAGTAAGTTCAGGATATCCCATTGCAACCAATAGCTTATTGATAGGTTCAACGATTAGTCTAAAGAACTGCTGTTCACGATCTAACGGTACAGCAAATTCTTCTGGATAAGATCCTGGCGCATAGGCAAAAATATCAAACTCATGTTCGTTTGGCGCAGCATAATAGAATTTAATCTTGGAACCACTTCGGATCAGAGCGTATTTTTGACTGTTATTCTTTTTAACTAGGTGATTGTGATATGAAACTGCACGACCGTAAATCGGCATACCTGTTTCCAATACTAGCGGCACTAGACTCTTTAGATAGTTTTCGTAAACTCTAACTGAGAAGTTAAACGCAATATCTTCAACCGGTAAGGCTTCACATTCGGATTTCAACTCAGTTAATTTTGGAATAAGATCGCCTTCTAGATCTAGATCATATCCGATATCTAGTAGATAGGCATAAAGAGCTTGCAGATGATTTCTTGCCCAGATAGGATATGATGCCTGAATTGCTTCAAGGCCTTTAATGATTAGTGATTCCTTATCTAGGAGTTTCTCATGCTTGTTGTCTTTGTAGGAAACTTTAAGAATGTATTTCTTTTTAGCGAGCCAGATACCTGACTTAGATAGATTTTCAAGCTCAAAGTTTTGACGATTCTCAGTATTAAAATGAGATGAGTACTTTTCGAATGCTTGCTCAAAATAATCTTTTAATCGATTGCGATTAATTGATAAACAGAATTCCAACGATTCTTTATTTGATAATTTTAAACCTTCGACTGATCTGATTGCATAGTCGAAACACACATAAACTGAGTCAGTATCTGTGTAGATCGCGGCTTCGTTGGTGATTGGTGTAATCTTTTTACCTGCGATTCCAAGCTTTTCATGCAATTCTGTATCGAGATGCCACTTGTTAATAAAGTAGTGATTTACTGCTCGAATTGAGAATTTAATAAGATCTTGGCCCTGTAGAGTAATTGACTGGGCAATATCGTTATTATGGAAATAGAAGTATCGGTTACCGAAGGCACCATAGAATGAGTTAATTAGGATCTTAATTGCATTCTGTTTAAGATCTAGTGATTTAATTTGATGTTCTAAGCTGTGAGTCATAGTGTCTTGTATCAGTAAAGTGTATTTTGGTTTAATGTACCAAATAAATAAACAAAAATCAAAAGGATGATAATTTCACCCAGTAAACAATCTCAGCTGGTTACTCGAAAGTACCCGTTTCTCCAGAACTTCCCATTTGGTGAGTTTGAGATAGAGATTGGTGAAATGCCTAAGTCTCCAACGTTTCTATTCGATGAGGACTCTGACTTTTTTCAGACAAGACCAATAGACCCAAAGTTGGTTAAATTTGGTTATGGCAAGGACAAAACCAAGATCTCAATCGTAATTTTTGAACAGGAATTATATTGGATCAATGAAATTGCGAGTAAAGTAAAGGACTTAGACAAAATTTCAAAAATCTTAGATAAGGGTCTAAAATCAAAAGATCTATTAGTAAAGCGTAATGCAGTTGAAGCGGCGGAAGATTGGTGCGCGTTAATTCAGGACAATCGAACGAGCCTAAGCTATTCAACAATGGCTGAGATTCTATCCAGCATGATTCGTGATAGGGTTCAAATGGTTAGAGTCTTAAATCAGTTAGGACAACTCACTCTGAAAAAGGGATTAGTTAGCCTAAGCCGAGATGAACATCAAATTATTTTAACCTATTATCATTTTCAACTTGTGTATACTAAACTTATACTTGGCCTCGTGATTGCCTCAAAAATATCAATTTAAAATGGAAAATCAAATCGACTCGTTTATTGAATATTTGTTTATAGTAGAAGAATCAAACGAATCTTTAACTCAAGATCAAATCGCAAAACTTGAAATGATCAAAGACAAAGTAACCGAATTAGTAAATAAAGTTGAATCGATTTCGGTGAATCAACCCGCTCCACAGCAGATTATGGAACCAGTTTTAGCCGAGAATCGAGTTGCAAGATTCGCTGAATATCAAGAACTAAACGAAAAAGTTCTTAAGAGAGGTAGCAAGTGGGTCGTAACTGACAAGAGCGGTAAAAAAGTATTAGGAACTCATCCTAGCCGCGAAAAGGCTATTAAACAATTACAAGCTATTGAAATAAGTAAAGCTGGCAGATAATGATAAAAACCTTCTCACAATTTATTACTGAAGCACGTCGATGGACTGAGTTTCAACCTACTCTCTCAAGAGATTACGGTCGAGATTTTCAGGACTTCTATTTTGAAGAAGGACTCACTGAACTAATGGATGAAGTTGAAGGCATGTGGTCTGAACTTGAAAACGAGTATTGGTGGAACAGGGAAGGCCGAAATTTTAGAAATGGTCATTTTGCAATTGATGCAAAGATTCATACTTGGCCAGATTTTGAAGAAATTAGAAATGCAGTTGGCATGACAGAAGAAGAGCTAAGCGACGAGTCAATTGACAGCATGTGGTGGAGGTGGATTGAAGATCAGAGAGAATTCTTTCAAGAAGATATTCAGGAATTCTATTCATGGATTGATAACACAGGTTGGGGCGGTAATAGCGGCGGATGGTTGGTAATAGTGCCAGACGTGAATGGAGAGGATTTCGCTAGTTCACTAGAAGATGAGTTAATGACCTATCATGATACAAAGGCTGACATAAAGGACGATGAAGAGCGTTGGGAAGACCTGATTAAACGGGCACATGATCCCAAATTCTTAAGATTAATAAAACTTGGCCTAGCTCAAGAGACCGACGATCTTGCGTATCTTAAAAAGGATGCGGATGTAATACGGGAATTATTGGAAAAAGAAAAGTCTCGAGTTGAACAGATTTGGAATGATTTAAAAGAGATTAGCGATCGCCCTAAGAAATTTGCACAGAACGCGCAAAGGCTTTTTACAGAATGGGCGGTTGAAGAAATCCAAGAAAGATAATACGGACTTAGGACCGTAATAGCCTCGGCTATTGAAAACCTCTCGATATCGCTATCCGGGAGGTTTTCGCTTTTTATAGGAACTTACCTAAGTCAAATGTGTGTTTTGAGAGAATGAATTGCTCTTTCTTATAGATCTTTTCTCGAGCTTGACCGTGCTTTACAATGTAGCCGTCAAGATCGTCGATTAGATCGTACACAACTACTTGGTGTTTACCAGCTAGCTTACGCATACCTCGACCAATCGATTGACGTATTGTGATCTCAGATTTATAACTTTCAGCAAAGATGATATGATTCACGTTCTTGAGGTCAATACCGGTCGAGAAGGTTCCGTATGAGGCAATGAGCACAACGCCCTGACCCTTTTCCATGTTCTCCTTGTAGTCGCTGCGGTCTTTATCACCAACCCCACCATCTATGTAATAGGCATTGGGATTCTCCTCAAGAATCTTGTCGCAAATCCGCTGGCCGTATTGATCCTTAACGTTAATGAATAGGATTAGTTTATTGCCTTCAAGTTTCTTACACATGCTTGCAATAAAATTGATTCGAGGCTGATATGATACAATGAACTCGCGTTCAGCAGTAAACATCTCCTTTCCAGCCTGACCACGCTCTCTAAGATCCAAATATTTCTTAACGAAAGGCTCGGTCTTGGGATACTGTAGCGACAGCATTTTAATGTAAACGTTTGGCGAGTGCTGCTGTTCAATCAGGAAGTTTGACTTAAGCACCATACTTAATGGGCCCAAAAATTCTTGTATCTTAAAGAAGTCTGAGTACTCTTCCTCAATTTTGATTGTCCCAGACAGACCTAATTTATACTCAACATTTTTACAGCCGAGTAGAATATCTCTAATTGAATTGCCGCGACTCGTGTGAGCTTCGTCAATACATAGACAGCTAAATTTCTCAAAAAATGAGGCATCTTTGTTCTTTAGGCTCTGATAAGTTGAGATAACTAGATCGGCGCTTTCAAATAGTTTATCGGAATATTTGTTGGAGCCGCCGATTTGTAAAACAGTCCAATCAAGAAGGCCAGTCTTGTAATCTTTCTCAAATTTCTCAGCAGTTTGACCGACTAATGAAATATTGGGAACAACAATTAATGCCTTTTTCTCTTTGGAAATTACGCCCTTACGTTTAAGAAAAGAAAGATATAAAAATAGGATTAGGGTCTTACCAGCTGAGGTTGCGAGCTCTTGTGAACAGAATTTGTATTTTAGAGCACGATGAGCTGCTTCCAACTGATAATCACGAACGTCAATACCGGTTCCGTCAAGTAAAACTGACGCAAATTTTTCCAATTGATCCTTGGTAAATGATAGATTTAGGAGATCGTCGAGTCCTTCAATTGTAATTTCGTAATCGTATTTCTTTCCGAAATTTAGGATCTCTTTCCACAGACCCACACCAATTTTAAGGTCCTTATCGATGAATTTATCGTAACCGTCCCACAGTTTACGCTGATATAATTTATTGAAGTGGTAGCCTTTTTGTCTCTTTCTGAAATAGAGTTGCAGATCCTTTAATTCACCTTTGGTGTCGTGACTTATTAGCTGTAAATGTTGTTTGTCTGAAGCAAGTTTAAAAGTTAACAATCATGTCGGATAATTTTAATGCCCGTCCAATAGTTTTTGAACATCTATACGAGTTTTTATCCCAAATAGTACAGCATCAATTGTTTTAATTGATTCTGAATAGAATCCGATTTGATTCTCAATTTGTTCTAATTTCTCTTTAAGTGTTGCAGTTCGGCCATCCACAATTGTCGTCTTTTCGTTAGAATTAAAGCGTAATTGACTACTTTTTGAAGCTTCTATCCATTCCTCTCCCTTCTTTTCACGATAGCTCTTTTTTAAGTTTGTAAAGTGCTCAATTAGAGTGTGATTTTCCTCTAAAACTCGCTGTCTAAGACTTAAAAAGGTCACTTGCGCTTCTGGGATTTTACGTACGTTCTCTAGTAATTTGATACCGATGTAAATTTCTCCAGAATAGTCTTCGCGTTTGCTACGAAAGACTTCTGCAATCGTTCTTTTGGGTTGGGGTGTAAGTTCTTCCATTAGTATTATTTTACCTAAAAAACTGGTAAAGTTTTACATAATGAAGGTATAATAAGTACTTTCAATTTGATAAAAGTCGCTGTTAAATTCATTAATTTGATTACTTGCGTAAATCGTATTGCCAATTGAGTGATGCTGGCCGTTCTTATAGAATACTGAAACGGTTCCGTCGTATAGGCAAACGACTGAATCTAGCTTATAATGCGGCAGGGAGCCTTTAATAATTGTTTTAAAGTCATTTAATTTAACATCGGTACCCTCGTTTGTCACAAAGATACTTGGATAGACCATTCTCATATTTCGATGAACCTCAGCTAATGAAGTTATGGTCTGAACGCAGTAATTAAGCTTGCCGAATGAGTCTAGATCACCTAAAAACTGATCGTATTGTTTTGAAGATGTAAAATTATAGATTGCGAACGGTTTTTGATGCTGCACGCAGTCTCTAACCAAGTGATATCGGTTGCCATTGTATTCTCTGGTATGTCTAAGGGTTCGTGTCATGCTAATTTTGGTACATTATGGTTAAAACTACTAGTTTATTTATCAGTAAAAGATCTGCATGGAAAATAGAACGCACATTAATATCTTTGATTTTGACGAAACCCTATTTAGGGTACCAGGTTACACATGTAGTGAAGCCAAGGGTAAAGAACCATACGAATGGTTTGATTCGCCAGAATCCCTAGACCAAAAATTCAACATTCGAGGTATTCAAAATACACTAGAATGCACCAAGGACAATTGTCTAAACTATCTAATAACTCACAGAGTTAAGGCATGCCAGCCCAGAGTGCTTGACCTATTGACCGAACATAAAATTCGCTTCGATAAGACCTTTTTCTTGGGTCGAGAAGGCGAAAAGGCTGAGTTAGCAATCGATTTGATTCGAGAGCACGAGGCCACTTCAATTGCAATCTTTGAAGACTCTCTATTTGAAATTATCAAGTACACTTCCTGGTTTTTGGATGCAGGCCTTAACATTGCAATCGACTTTATTTTCGTAGATAAGAGTAAAATAATTAAAATAGATTGGGATAGCGCCCGATCTCTTGAAGAATTTGCTGAAATCACCAGATTAAAATTAATATGATATTATTCATCGAAGGCCCAAGACACTCGGGCAAAACATTCTTAATTAACAATTTCCTAGAATCATGCAATGATCCGCGACTAGAATATTATAAATTCTATTTTGCAAATCATGTTAAAACGCTTGACATGGTTTCAGATGAAAAGAGTCCAAGCCTACACTATTTTAGTCTAGGCAACATCATGACCATTATGGAAATGAACCAGCGGCCAGAATATAAAGATAAGATTTGGATATTTGACCGTGCAATAGTTTCAGCATATACATGGGCAATTCTGCGCGGTCGATTGACCAAAACTAAAGCAGAATTAGAATACTTTTCTCTCCTAAACTCTGATCTATTTAAAAACTGCAAAACGTTAGTGGTGTCAGTCGCTGGTCAAACCGGCGATTCAGGTCGTACTAAAGATACTTGGGACGGAGCTCATTCAACACAAGAAGAACAGTCGCAAATGGCACATCTATTAGATATCGGCCGATCATGGCTTTCAAATTCAGATTCTGACAATGGTCTAAGTATCGTATTCAATCACTTTGATGAATTGTCTGCGACTCTATTTAATAATGAATGCTATAGACTTTTAGGCATCGAGCCTAATAAATAACAAGAAAGTATCTTGCATGAAAAATCTTAAAGGTTTTACCGATTTCATATCTGAATCTGCTCGAAGAGAACGTCTGAGCTGGTTAAAGAGCAAGGGTCTTGCACAAGACCACGGATTACGTGGCGAAACCATTGAGCATTTTGCAACAGATCTAGCTGAAATAATGGATTTATGTCCAAACTTACTGTCAATTTCAGTACCGTCTGGATCTGGAACCTCTACTTCAGTAAATATAAATCGCGAAGGTAAAGAATGGAAAGTTTGGGAAAGACCTCTTGACCAAGCTGATGCACTAGATCAAATAGTAAATCATCTAACTGAGATGTCTGATAGATCAGCCGCTCGTGGAGAAATTGTTACTTTTAGAATTTGGCATTTTGAAATTCCTGGAGTAAGAGGATTAGAGAAACAGCTTGTAGAATTTGGAGGATCCGGAGAATACCAAGACATTGATCCGCTTGCTCTCATTCAATTTTTAAAACAAAATCAAGAACTAGCAGCTGAAGCTGTTCGCTTCAATATCTCAACGGATTCACATTCCGATAGAGAATTTGCAGCAGCAATGAGCAGAGGCGATTACGGTTCACTAGACTAAATACTATGCCAGGACTATCACACTTAAGAGACGTTTATGATAAACGCGGAAAGGAATTCTTAGAAGGCCTTTTAAACAAAACAGTAATTGTAAATGAGAAAATGGATGGGGCCTTCTTTGGCGCCCAAAAAGACCCTAACTCGGGTAAGTTCCGCTTCTTTAAGAGGAACGCAGAAATTACGTACATCGATAGAGTACTCAGCCGTTACTTTGAGCCGGCTATTAGACACTTTGAGAGCCTTGGGCCTGATACCGTAAGTCAAGTACCTGATAATTATCACTTCGGGATGGAGTGGTTTACGAGCCCAAAAGCACAAACTATTGCATACGATCGACTTCCTAAAAATGGCCTAATCTTAAGCTACATTCATATCCTTGATGAAAAAGGAGAGATGGTAGAGACGATTCAAGACAAAGATACTCTCGACAAATGGGCAGATATCCTTGATATTGAACGTCCACCGATCGTATTCCAAGGAAAGCTTTCACCAGATCAAAAAGAGAAAATGAATGAGTTCATCTATACTCCGTTTGAAGAATTGGTTGATAAGTTTAAAACTACATCATTCACAAAGTACATTGTATCAGTACTAAACCCAGAGCTTGGAACAACATTCTTACGCGATACTCTAGACAAAGATATTGAAGGTTTAGTATTTAGATTCTATGATCCCAACAATAAGTCAGAAGATTCTGTCTTCTTGGCTAAATTAGTAGATCCAGTATTTCAGGCGAATGCAAAGCAAAAAGCACAAGACCGAGTTCAGAAAAAATCTGATGACTATATTTGGATCATTGTGATTGACTTAATGAATTTTATCGAGAGATATTCAATTAGCGAATTACGCGAAATTCCTCTTAAGGGAGATTCGTACGAGCAAAAATATATCTCGTTAGTTAATCACATTTACCTAGAATTCATCGCTGAATTTGGCGAAAAATATACTGACTTAGACATTCAAATCCCAGAATTCCTAAGAAGAGAAGATTTCAACGTAAATTTTGACCTGATTCACGATAAAAAAGTTACTCAAATAATTGAGTCAAACTCTAATTACAAGGAGATTTATCGAGTTTTCTTAAATATGTTTAGAAAGAAAACGGTTCGAGTTAGTTCAACATTCTTCACAAAGCCGATGCGTGCCAATCTGGTTTCTCAAATTGAGAAGATTAGTAATGTCTTATTAGGCGATGCAGTTTACGAGAATTACTTTCCAACATTTAGTGAATTCGTTGGAGAAGATCGCGATCCTGGATATTTTGAAACCTTCGCGGAGGTTCCAGATAACGAGCGTAAATCCAAAAGAGTTAACTTGATCATATCTGATTTTCAACCATTTCACCCAGGTCATCTTAAATCAGCACAGAAATTATTTGATATGAATGGTTATCCGTGTTTGATGGTATGCATTCATGACGGTTCAGTAAATAAGGCAAAACCGTTTAAACCTGAAACAGTCAAAGGATGTTTGGACAAAGTTACTTCACAGCATCCAAGTTTTATCACAGGTCATCGAATGGTACAGGACGGAGAGGTTGAGAACTTATTAAGAGCAATCAAACCTGATTTTGAACCAGTTATTATATCTGGAACAAAGAGTCGAATCAAGGATTTAGCGTTACAGATGGAATTAGCTAAAAAGAGATCAAGAAATCTTAATTTTAGAAATGATGTTTCGTTAGTTGAATTACCTATCGCTGGGGTTAAAGATTCGATTATGAACTCTTTGAGATCTGAGGATTACCAAAATTTTAAATCAGCTGCTCCTCAAGCAATTCATTCTGAATTTTTCAATATGAATCGTGATATTAACGAATTGGCAACACCAAAGTTAAATGAAGCAGTTGAGGCAAATTTCGCAAATGAAATTCCCAGAGTAGAAGACTCAAATGATGAAATTGCTAAATTACTGGCTGATTTAAAGAGCTCTTCTCCAGAAGAGTATGCTGCCGCAATCCAAAAAATCAATAAGATTGTAAATTCAGCAAAGTCATCAAGTGAACTTGATTTAATTACTGCAGAAATTGTAAATCGTGAATATTTGGATTCTGACGCTAAGCGCTTTGCATACGTTTGCGGACACGACCTTGGATTAGACAAGATTTCCCTGTCAAATTTTTATCAAGCAATTTTAGATAAAAACGGATTAAACATTCAAACTCTTTCAGACTCAGGTATATTAAGTACAAAAGATTTTCCAAGAATTCAATCTGAAATTTTCTCAGAAATCTTAAAATTCCACATAACCAATACATCAGGTGGAACTCAGGGCCGAGGAATTGGAGAATTAATTTCCATTCTTTTTAAAGATGGAGTAAAGAAAAAAGGAGAGGGTGATATTGCAGCAGGCTCAGTAAATATTGAAGTTAAGGGCAATAAAGGTCGATTAATATCTTCTAAATCTAATGGTTTTGCAAACGGTACAACTGTGATCTTGAGTAAAATTAAAGAGCTTAGGGAACTGGTTGATCAAAACGAAAGAATTGCTAAATTCTGCGATGGCGTATTGGCAATGGATCCAAACGGCCGAGGCTTTAATATAAATGAAAAGTTCCTTAATAAAACATGGTTACCTCTATTTGGTCTTGTATCAGAGGAATTTGAAGATCCTACTGCCTTCTATGAATGGTTTGCCTCTATTTTTTCAGGAGGAATTTGGATAAACGGATGTGATCACGAAGACGATTTAATTAATGGAATTCAACAATTCTTTGAAGAACGATTAGCTGCAACCGATTTTATAGATTTTCTAGCATACCACTCAGTCGTATACTATTCAAAAGTTGATGATTTTTCGGTGTTAATGGTTGTAAATACAAACTCTAATCAGATCAGCTATTTTAGAATAGAAGCAGGCTTTGAAGAATTTATTAAAGTATTAAGAAGTGCAACTGGGCCGGACTGGCAGGATCCACAGAATCACAATCGATTTAATATATTTACAAAGTAATCAAATTATACATCAACTGAATAAGGGTCGCCAAAAGCGGCCCTTCTTTGTTTAATAAATAACCTAGTATGGAAAAGACTCATAAAAACGTTGAAAACTGGAGAAAGGGCAAAGAGCCCCTAAAGAATGCTGTCATGCAGCATCCTGAAGGAAATGACGTATACGATTACTTACAAAAGAATATCGAACGTAATTTCTGGGTGACGCCTTTTAAATCTTGGGAAAAGCGACAAAAATTACATAAATCATAATGTTCGGAATGGAAGATTTAACAGAACCACAAGAAATGCAAGATAAAGCTACCATTAGCTATTTCATGCTTTCTTTAATGCAGATCGCTGATCAGGCTAAAATAATTCACTGGCAAACTGGTCTAGACACAGAGCACCGTCATTTCGGTATGTTCTACGAAGAGTTCATTGATCAAATGGACACGATCGTTGAGGCAATTGCTGGTAAATACGGTTCACAAAACCTTAAATTTGGAGAAGCTGCAGTAATGATCTATGATTACGAAATGGCATTGCCAGTTTTCTTTGAATTGGTAAATGAGGCATTACGCGGAACTTTTAGAGAATTGTTTGATAGAGATGAGGATTCGGAGCTTTACAATTTAGCTGATGAAATCCTAGACTTAACTAATAAAACGCAATACTTATTGCAACAAAAGTAATATGTTTCTAAAAGTAAAAAGATTTAAGCACCTAGAGGATTTACTAGCGGAGGCCAATTTAATTCAAATCGGCTCTGGTGAACCTGATGTGGACTCCTCAGAGTACACACAGGAACAACTTGATGCTCTAATGCAAATGGATAAATTTCTCGATGATTTAGTTGATCAGGCAATCAAGGTTGACTCGTGGAAAGATGAGGATATTATTAACTCCAAGCAAAATGTTGAGAATTACCTAAAGTATTGCAAAAATAGGCTTGATCGAATTAGCCGGTCAATTAAGGAAGAGCTTGCAAAAGACAATGCGTCTAATCATGATCTAATTAAGTCACTTGCTAATCAACAGTCCCAAATTGCAAAGAGAATTAGCGTGCTTGATGACATGTACGATAATCTTAGAGAAAAAGAAGACGCTCAAATAAAACAGGTAGCTGAAGACATTTCAAGAAAGATTGAAGATGTTCAGAAATCATTAGAGAGCTCTTACTTGGTGATTATTACTGGAGCAGGTCAAGCAAATCAACGTAACTTAGATAAAATTCAAACGGCTGAAACCGTTGAAGAAAAAGAAGAGATTGCTGAAGAGATCATAAGCGATTGGGTTATCATTGACGAAATAACTGAAGATTTCCCAGAAGAAGATAAGGCTGAGTTTGAGAGAGCAAAAAACTATACCGAAGGTAAAGTTAAAGAAGAGATTGGTGAAGAGAGATTTAAGACAATCTCAGGTCAATCATCTGGTTTTACCAGAGAAGAGGCAACAATTTTACGCCGAATTTTAGAATTAAATATTGGTAATTTTCAGACAGAGAAAGATCTTGAAACTGAACTAAACAATATTGATATTAAGATTAATGGGCTAAAGGGTCAAACTAAATTACGTAAAGCAAGTCATCCTGAAACAATTAAGTATCTGGAAGACCTATTAACTCAAGCTAAAATTGCATTACGAGAAAAGGTTAGAAGCAAGAGCATTCAACTAGATAGAACAAAAGGAATTCATTTTGACTTCAATAAGAAACTTAAATTATACGAGCGAGTTGCTCTACCTGTGACTGGCAAGCAGATTGCGGATGATTCTAGGATCATGAAGTTCCGTAGAGGATTATCTTCTTTAATGGATCTTTTACTTGGCCCAGACAACACGCCAATGACTCCAGCAGGGCAAGCATTTGCCAATTTTGGATCATTAGTTCACAACATTTACGCTAAGACCCTAAATAAAACCGCCAAGGTTGTTGGTAAAGCGCTGAAAGGTCGAGAAGGAGAAATGAAAGGCGATGCAATTAGCCGAATGTTCATTCCTGGACCAGCCGTACTAGATACTAAAAAAGAGGCAGCATTTGAAGAGGCTGGCGCACCCGGAGTTTCTCCACAGATGCCTGGCTCAATTGGTTCAATGGGACCAATTACTCCACCTACTGCAACAACGCTAGGCTCTGGCGATAATTTTAACCCAATGAAAAAGAAGAAAAAGAAAGCAACTCATATTCTTGAGTTTTCAGATTTCTTAAAACAAAATAA